ACGTCATGGGTAACATGATAATGCTGGTTGCAAATGGTATGGCAAGTCCTTCTAAGTTAAATCAAGCAGCTAAAGATGTTGGGAAAAAACTTCTCGACAAGTCTACAAAAGAATCTGGAGAACGATATGGCAGATACCTTGAGCTTAACATAGCAAACAGTGGCTTGGCAATTAATTTAATTAGACAAAACTATAAAGCTTTTGCAGATAATCCAGAAGGCTGGACAAATAGTGTTTTAACTAGAAAGTTTAAAGGCGCTAACAAAAAAGTTTTAGATACTTACCAAGCTGAAGATGACCTGTTTAAAATTATACACTTTGAAAAAACATTGGATGTTATTAAAAAGTCTGGTGCTACCGTAAAGAAGGGTGACCCTGTAGATGCCCAGTTTATAGGTAAAAAGTATAATGAGTTACCATTACGTCAACAAGAGGAGCTTGCAGCACAGCGAACTCGTGACTTAATGCCTAACTATGACCTTGTTCCAAAGTTTGTTAAAAAGATGCGTGGCTTACCCGTTGGTGATTTTATATCTTTTCCTGCAGAAATGAGTCGTATATCTAAAAACTTAGTTAAGTATACAATGGATGATTTAAAAAGCGGGGATGCTGTATTGCAAACAGCGGCAGCAAAAAGGGCTGCAGGAACTACCGCAGCTGCAATTGTTCCGTCTTCTTTAATGGCTTATTCTATGGCAGCAAACGGAATTACAAGCGAACAAGAAGAAGCAATTAATAATTCTGTAGTACCTTCTTGGGAATTTAATCAAGACAGAATATATTTTTCTCCTCTTGAAAAAGATGCTCGTGGACATGTAACAGCTGACTATGTTAACCTTGGTCCTATTGACCCGTTTTCATTTATTAAGCAGGCAGCTAAAGGTATCCATGCTGGCGTGTTTAGTGGAGAAGAAATGTCTTCTGCTGATTATAGTAAAATGGCAATGGCTACACTTGAAAATTCTGTTGGTTCTTTTTTAATGCCTTCCATGATTACTGAAGCTGCTTTAAAACTTATGGATACTGGTAGATTAGATACAGAAGCAACAATGACTGGTAAAATTCAAAAAGCTATTGAGCCTCTTATTGATGTTGTAACTCCTGGAACTGTAAATTACTTTGTTAAAAGAAATGAGTTTGAAAAAAGCCGTGAAAAATTTGGAGAAGGAATGGAAAGAAAAAAAGGCGGCTATGCTTTTTCTGAAGGAGAAGTATGGTGGCCTGCAGCAATTGGACTAAGTAGCAAAAAGTTAGATGTTACTGCTAGTATTCCATTTGCTATTTCTCCTGTTATTGGTGATATTAATCTTTCAAATAGAGCAATGACACAATATCTTTCTGACCCTAACTTAATAGATGAGCAAGAAAATATTATTAAGAGATATAAAAATTCACAGATGTTGGCTCTTGATGGTCAGCAACAACTACAAAGTTTAATTGAGGATTATCAGGCTATTCTAGGGGAGGATTTTGAAAAAGAGTTTGGCTTTGGTTTGTCACGAGACAATACAAGAGAGATTACTGCTGATGAAGAACTATATATAAGAGAGGCAATGCGTAATGAATTTGTTCCTTATACTTATAAAAGACAAGATGTTGTTAGCAACTTAAATAGAACTGATATACCTTGGCAGGCTATGGTAAATATTTATAATGAACTTCTTGGCATGAAGCTAAAAGAAATAGAGCCTATTGAAGAGGATGAATAATGCAAATAAGTAAAAACTTTTCATTGGGTGAAATGACCAAGAGTCAGACTGCATTGCGTCTAGATATTTTTAACGAGCCGCAGCCAGAGGACTTGTATAACCTGCATATGTTGTGCGATAATATACTGCAACCAGTACGTGAACATTTTGGTCGCCCTATTACTATTAACAGCGGCTATCGTTCACCAGAGTTGTGTGTTGCCATTGGCAGCAGCGAGAAGAGTCAACATGCAAAGGGTGAGGCAGCAGACTTTGAGGTGCTGGGTGTAGACAATAAGGTTGTGGCAGAGTGGATTAGAGACAATCTAGACTTTGACCAGCTGATACTAGAGTTTTATAAAGATGGTGAGCCTACGTCAGGGTGGATTCACTGCAGTTATTCAAATAGAAAACGTGGTTCTGTGCTTCGTTATGATGGCAAGAACTACACAAAAGGATTGTAAAATGGGACAGTATTCAAGTATAACAAGAACAGGTAAGCATGAACCATTTGGTTTGCATGTAAAGCGTGGTTACGTACAAGGTCACGAACATGTACACAAGTTTGGTTTTAATACTTCTGTAACTACCTCTGCCACTCTTATATGGAATGGCGGTGGTGGCTACACATACCCAACGTCTGCTGCACAGCTTGGCGTAGTCGGCACATCTACTACAGATAACTCCCAGATTACTGTAGAGGGGTTAGATGCTGACTATAATGAAGTATCTAATATTGTAACGCTTAACGGAACTACTACTGTTACGACTAGTGCTTCTTATCTGCGTGCATATCGTGCATTTGTGAGTGATGATAACGAGCCTGCTGGTCATGTACATATTCGACATTCAGGTGACACTGTTGCTGTAATACAAGCAGAAGAAAATCAAACTTTAATGGCTACATATACTGTACCTGCTGGCTATACTGCTTACTTGTATCAGCTGGTATTTGGTGGTGCGGCAGAGGTTGCAAATAAATATCAAACTATACGGCTTAGAGCTAGAGTTCCTGGTGGTGTGTTTAGAACGCAAGCTAAATATACTACTTCCTCTCAAATGTTCGAGGAAGCTATGGATTTTCCATTAACGTATGAAGAAAAAACTGATATTGAAATAACCGCACAAGCAAGCTCACAGGTGCAACAAGCGTCTGCAATGTTTGATTTGTTGCTTATTAAGAATGAGAGCCAAGAATGATTAGTAGTATTGTAAGTGCATTGTTGCCATCGGCAGGTAAGGTGATTGACCGCCTTGTACCTGACAAGAATGCTGCAGCAAAAGCAAAGCAAGAGCTAGAGGCAGAGATGATTAAGGCCGCTACTAAGGCTAACCTAGCACAGCTAGAGATTAATAAGGTAGAGGCGGGACATAGAAGTATATTTGTAGCAGGCTGGCGACCCTTTATTGGGTGGACTTGTGGTGTCGCCATGGCTTGGCATTTTGTGGGTGTGCCTATCACATTATTTGTGGCGGCATGGATTGGGGCAGACATACCAGAACTTCCACAGTTTGATATGGAAAGCTTAATGACTGTATTGCTAGGCATGTTAGGTCTAGGTGGGATGAGAACATATGAGAAGTTTAAGGGCATTACAAAGTAATGCAAGAGCAACAGCACTAGTTCTTTTTGTCTTGGCATTTATGCCAGGGCTTGCACACGCACAAACAAATGACCAGACAGGTGACCTAAACACCAGTACAGTAAACACTAATAGCACGGTCAGTAGCAACAATCCAGCAACAACTAATAACTATAATGGTGCAGGAGCAGCATCCAGGGTAACGCCGCCGCCTTCTGCTATTGCCCCCTCTTACATGTCTAATGGACAGGATACGTGTCTTGCAGGGCGTAGTGCAGGCGTACAGGTCAACGTATTTGGCTTGTCTGCTGGCGGTTATAAGCAAGATTTGGAATGTAATAGGCGGCGAGATGCTAAGATACTTAAAGACCTTGGCATGAACATTGCAGCTGTAGCATTGATGTGCCAGAAAAAAACCATATGGGTTTCTATGTTTGACAGTGGGACACCTTGCCCACTAAGCATCAACGGAAAGTTAATAGTAGGGCGAGCAGCCTACATGACAATGAAACGAAACCCAAAGAAGTTTATACCAGACTATAAAAAACGTAAGAAGCACTATGATACTATTCTTAACATAGGGGGAGAAGATGCGAATGAAGAAGATACTGATAGCGGCCTGTCTATTAGTGAGCGCTTTAGGACAAGCACACGCAGAGACTGAAATAGATAGGCTGGTTGCAGCCAGTAAAATTATTGCCGATAAGATACAGCAGGGGCGTAATGCTGCAGGCGGTCTTGCTTACTATGCGGTAGACGGTAAGGTTGCTCCCGATGGCACTGTATTGCCTGCTTTTATTACGCCTGCAGATGTTCAGGCATATAACGACTCTGTGTCCGATGTGTCACAACAGATATACTATAACACACAGATGATGCTTGAGAATCAATATGAAGAAACTATGGTAAAGCTAGAAGTTGCCATTGATACTTTTGTAGATGCTACTGCAGTTATTGCGGTAGCTGTAGAGGTAGCTGATAAAGCAGAAAAAACAGACCAGAGTGATGTGGCTTCTCAAGAAAGTCTGCAAGATTTTATTCAAGAAAACGATGTAACTTTAGAGCAGCAAGATGTTAATGTATACAACGATTCTTTGGGTGACATTGAGGAAATTGCTGTTGATGCTGCGGCTTTTCTTGCGGCCTCTAGAATAGAAAGCATTACTGATTCTGTTGACGATAATGCGCAAGAATTTAATGTAAATATGTCTGATGCTATTGCTACATATGATTCTGCAAATGAAGCCATAAAATTTGCATGGACAACAACTAGCTTTACCCATACATTTATTAATTTTTTTACACATAATAATGCAACGGTTAGCATGGAAGATGTAATGGGCATGGGGCAAACAATTTATGACGAACAGGAAAGCTTAAACTAATGGCACTTGAAGATACAGAATTAAAAATAGGTGGGGTCAACCTCAAAGGTATGTGGATTGCTGTTGTTTTGTCGATTGCTACAACAATGGCAGGCGGCATCTGGGCAGTAGCAGAGTTCTATGGTCGTATAGAAAAGGTAGAGGCGGCTGTGCAGGCACTACCTGATGCTTCAGATAAGTTGATTGAGCTAGGTGCTAACTTAGATAGCATTATGAAAAACCAACAACAGCTTCTTGACCTTCGTGACAAAGTGTCTGACATGGAAACCACGATGGCGGAGTCAGTTCTTAAAGTAAACCAAGCAGCAGAAAAAGTTCAGAGTATAGGCAAGCTACAAAAAGAAGTTGAAGATTTGTGGCGTGGCATGGACGCACTAGCTAACCCGCTTCAATAGGAGAAGACAATGGAAGATAATAATATTGTAGATAAAACAGCATATCAAAAGAACCGCCGCTATATGGCGTGGACTTGTTTAGGTATGATGGTTATTAGTACCGTGGCTGTGCTTGCTTCACCTGCACGCTTTGAGTCAGCAGAGGCAATTCTTATGATGATGTATGGTTCGCTGTCTGCAGTCGTTGCTGCATACTTTGGCTTTGCTAAGAAGTAAGAGCAACGTCCATCATCTCGTCAATCATAGAGTCAAACGTATACTTAGGCTTCCATCCTAGCACCTCACGGGCTTTGATTGAGTCGCCAAGCAATAGGTCTACTTCTGCGGGTCGATAGAACTGTGGATTAATCTTTACTACTGTGTTGTTATTTTCATCTATAGCGGTTTCTTCTAGGCCAACATCTCCCACCCACCTAATCTTCATATCCACCAGAGAGAAACATCTCTCAACAAGCTCACGAACAGAATGCAGTTCGCCTGTAGCAAGCACGTAGTCATCGCCCTGCGGTTGCTGCGTCATTAAGTACATACCCTCAACATAATCTTTAGCATGTCCCCAGTCTCGCTCTGCATCTAGGTTGCCTAGCTCTATGTGCGACAGTTTGCCACGTGCAATATCGGCTATACCCTGCACAATCTTTTGTGTAACAAACTCCTTGCCTCGCCAGGGGGACTCGTGATTGAATAAAATGCCGTTGGATGCGTGCATATTGTATGCTTCACGATAGTTCTTTACAGTCCAAAATGCGAACTGCTTGGCTACCCCATATGGGCTGCGTGGATAAAAGGGTGTGTCCTCTGATTGAGGTGTTTCAAGAACCTTCCCATATAGCTCTGACGTAGAGGCTTGATAAAATTTGGTGTGTTCAGATAAACCAAGTGTGCGAATGCACTCTAAGAGCCTTAAAACCCCCATAGCGTCTACGTTAGCAGTGTATTCTGGGACATCAAACGAGACACGTACGTGAGACTGTGCTGCAAGGTTGTAAACTTCGTCAAATAAATGGGTGTCAAACAGCTGCATAAGGCTACCCGTATCGGTCAAATCACCATAGTGTAGGTGAAAGTTAGGCCGACCAATCAGGTGTGCAATGCGCCTTGATGGTTCGGAAGACACACGCCGCTGTAAGCCGTGTACATTATAACCTTTATCTAGTAGAAGCTCTGCAAGATAGCCACCGTCCTGTCCCGTTACGCCAGTAACAAGTGCGGTTTTTTCTGTAAACTTATTCATCGGGGGTAGCTTCATCTTCTTCTTCATCCTCAAAATCTTCAGGCCATGTAGACATAAATAGTTCGTACATTTTTTCTTTACCTATAATCTGCATTGATGCACATATCTTTCCTTCAAGACCTGCTACGTCTTGCGGTCCTTCGTCCTCTGCATTGTTACCCCTTACACGAGATAGCAACTCAAGAGCTTTGAGTGCGGTCTGTCCATTGCCGTTTGTTTTGGCTTGCTCGTATTGCTTTTCAAGTTCTGATACAACATCTACATCAGTGCTGTATTCTTCTTCAAGCTCTTCAAGCCTTCGCTGTATTTCAGGTCTTTTTAAAAGTTCATATCCTTGATTGTATGCAGAGCGTTCACTATACCCTGCTTCTTTTGCAGCAGAGGTTGCATTTCTGCTAATAAGATATGCTTGGCAAAACTTTTCTTGACGCTCTTTAAGCTGCCCCGTCATTCATAAACTCCTCAAAGGTTTTAAATTCTTGATTGTAATATGACTGGTCAAAGACTTGGGCGGCAAGTGTATTCTCGCCATAGAAGTTTATGTTTACTGCTAGGTCTTTTCGTTCAAACATTTTCTCAAGGTCTTGGGCAAGGGCTAGTAGCTCACCTGTTGTCCAGAATTTAACGCCACCTGTTTCTACATGTAAATACTTTGGATTGTCCATCTCATCTTTAGCATCCTTATCAACCACATCTTCTGGAACGCTTGAATCAAATCCAAACATGTGTATGTTTCTATAGCCAAGCGTTTCAAGAAGTCCAATAGTCCGTGTTGCTGAAGCTGTGCCGCCAGAAATAAACACCGTGCCTGTAGGGATAGGGAGCTTGGGATGAATAACAAACTTATCATCCCTATCTGTGTCACGTACTGCGTCTGTAAAGGCATGGAAGCCTTTGATATTATCCGTCTTTGACATAATGTAATCTACTGCAGAAATGTCAGTCATGCTGGCAATTACAAATAAAGTGCTAGGGTCTACTTTTTTAAAGAGGTCTTTGCGCTTTATACCGTGTGTGCTTACGCCATCTACGGGGCGGGGGTCAAGAATAACACAAGCTGTAGGCTTAATACCTGCCTCAAGAAGACGGGGGTATGAGTGTTTAACGCACCACACTTCGGCATCGTATTTTTCTTGAACCTCTTTAATCTTATCCATATCAAGCTGCCCACCTGACGCAATAATAGCATGTTTGTTATTTGTTTTATATTGCCTCACCCAATCAAAGTCGTCAATCTTTTCTACATTATAGATAATATTTTTATGGATGTCATCCTGTGGCATTGAGTCTTTGGGTTTTACAATGATAGGAACACGCATAAATTCTTGCGGTAAATCCTTTTCTTTTTTAGATACTACCACACCAAGGTGAACCTTGCCGCCAAAAGCAGTCGGGTCATCTGATGGCAGGACATACTTATTAGTATCTTTAATTTCTTTAAAAGTTCGAATGATGCCGTTGTAATCAGGATTGTCTAGAAACTCTTTGTCTTCGTGTGAATAGTAATCATCAAACACAATAACTGGTACGTCTTTTAAAAATGTATAATCACTCTTGACTGTATCATATGAATGACCGCCATCAATATAGGCTAGGTCTACGTCATTAAATTTTTTAGATGCCATAGTTTCTTTGGTATCACCACAGTGTAAAGTGTAGGTAAACTTTCTACCCTGCTCTTGCATTTTAGTTGTAAACTCTGCAAGCCTACGGCCAACAGCTTCGGTTGAATTGTGTGCCTTGATGTTGAGTTCTACTTTATCTGTTTGCTCTGTGGCTTCTTCAAACAAGTCAAAGCCACGATAGTGTACGGTGTCTACATTTTCAAACGCAGCAAGAGCCATTTCGATGGCACGACCACCGTTCCATGTGCCTGTCTCTACAATGCTAAATGTATCACGGCCTTCAGAGTAAAAGCGAACCATGTCTGCTAGTTGTTTGTAACGCTTTGGACCAACAACATCAGCAGATACTTCTTGTTTATCTTTCCACTTACGGTTGCCCTTGTTGTGCGTAAAGTGTTCGTTTAACATGCAGTTTTCAAACACCTCTAGACCACGCACGCCCTCTGACAGGTTTCGTACTTTAGCTCCATGTGCTTCGTATACTTTTAGTAGGCGTGTGTATACAAACGAATCAGTCCACTCACGATAGCCAAACACTTCGTCAGTGTCATATGCTCCACGAATGTCTACGATGTGTGAGCAGGCGTTGTGATATGCCATGTTCCAGGCAGTGAAGCCTGTCTCGCTATAGTCAATATCAATACGACCAAGGTGTATCATGTCTACCTCGTCAAGCATAATCTTGGCTGCATCTTCTGCAGTAAATCTTTTCTTAGTCACAGTGTCAGCATCAAGCCACGCCAGCCAACCCTTATACTCCTCGTCAATAAGCTTAAAGGCTAGGTCAGAATATGCGTAAACTTTATTGCAGAAACGAACAGCATCCAGCCTGTAGTTATAAGGGGCTTCTGCAAAGCGTCCATTCTTGTCTGCGTTGCGTTTGATAAAATCGTTCCGTGCCTCTACGTCTTCAATGTGACGGTATGTAATAAAGCTTTCTTGCGGTAGTCCATCAGACTTACCATCATATCCCTCAAGGTATACGTGTAGTTTAAAGTCGCTTGGCTTCCATTTATTTACAACAGACTCCAGCATAGGAATGCCGTATTCTTTTTCAAATTGTTTTGGAAAGCTCGTTACAAAAGTATACATTACATGTTCTCCAGTATTAGTTGTGTTGTTATTTCTTTTTCAGCAGCTTCCCACTCTTCTGCGTAAGCCTCATCAATAGACCGTTTGGGCTTCCAGCTGCTGAACCACGGACCACCTGTTGTAAAGTGTGCATTCTTTGCCTCAACATTTTCACTTGAATGTCCATCAAGCCAGTTCCATTCTTCATGTATGTCTCCAATCTCGTCATCGTTAAGCCACCCAAAAGAGTGCAGCCAAGAGCCTGATTGCAGGTTGACTGCATCAAGGGTAAGCTTTTTGTTACTAGGATGGGAGCAGTTAAATAACATAAAGCTAGACCAATTCTTTCTGCGATAGCGGGTTTGGGCTACACCGTCCATCTTTTCTCCTTCGGGTGGCTCATACTTGTGCTTGACACATTGAACAGCAAACTCTGTTCTCTTGCCATACACACCGAATATCCCTTCGATGTCACCACGCACAAACATATCGGCATCCATAAACAAGGCCAATCCTTGATACTGATTTAAGGCAGGGACAAGGAAGCGGGTGAATGTAAAATCTGTGCTAAATGGTTTGTTGTCGAACACATCATATCGTTGATGTGGTTCTTGTTCAAACACACGTGAAGCCCTGCGATACAAACCAATGCGGCGAAGCTCTGGTTCAAGCAGGGGGATGATGTCATATTTTGTATTGTATTTGCGGATAGAGTGTTCCAGAACCTCGTAGGCTCGATGGTCACGCTCGTCATACCCGACATAAATAACTGGTCTTCTTTTCATAACTGCTCCAATATAAGGGTGCGGTGGACAGATGAGAGAAAGGACTGAAGAACTCTGCCCACCGCTTATCTTATATTATATTAAATTTATTTAGTTAAGTCAAGAACTTTTTTACTTATGCCAAACACCCTTCAGTCTTTTCTTTGCTAATAGGTTGGCTTGCTTTCTTTCTTCGTGCGTCATTTCTTGCCAGTGCGTTATGTCACGCTCTGTTCTGCCGCAGTGTATACAGATGTCGTGTATGTTGTGTAGCTCACAACTATCTACCCTTGTTTCTAGGTGTGCCTTACACGGGCTTCTTCTTTCAATATCTTCTTCCAATAGCTTATCTCCCATCCATACTTCAATAATCTTAGCTGGCTTGTTTGTTTTGTTTCCAACATGATGCCACATTCTTGCAGGTATATTAAGTTTATCCCCCTTGCTAAAGCAAAGGCTGCGTTGTAATGCACCGTCTGTCTGTAATACAACCTGTATAGAGCCAGCAACGACAAGCCACTCCTCTCTCCTATGCTTGTGCCTCTGGTCAGAGAGGTACTTGCCTGGATTAATTGTAAGCTCTTTTACAAGGTATCCGTCACCCTCAAGTAGGATGTCGTAGTATCCCCACTGTCTGTGTACCCTAGTCACCGAAGGATTTCTTAATTGATTCAATCTTTTCATCAGCCGCAGCAATCTTTTCAATCTGCGTTTCGATAGCCTCAACAACATCGGGATGCTCTCCAATGCCTACGGCTTGATTGAGGTATACCATTACGTTGGCTTCGGCTACCGCAATTTCTCCTTCTAGTTTTTTGATTAATGCTGTAAGTAATACGTTCATAATATATAATGCTCCAATTCTGTGTAACCACCAATGTGTTTACCATCAACTACAATTTGTGGAACTGTCCTTGCTTGGGGAAACAGCTCCTTAAACTCTTCTGTCGTGATGTCCTCACGAACAGTGTAGTATTTGTAGGGAAGCTTCCGCATCCGACAGAATACCTTGGCATCCCTACAAAACTTACAATCTTTCTGACCGTATATCTCAATCATGCTGCTGTCAGGTCAACTACTTCACAACTGTCGCCAGAACATGCCAGCGTCTGTGACCCTGCGGTGTTGTCTTCCTTCTCGTATTCAGAAAGCTTTGACCAGTCAATCTTCTTGGGCATCTCCTTCAAAGCAGTTGTGTATGTGGCCTTGTCACAATCCTGATACGGTGCTTGTGCATAGGTGTGGTCACTGTGTGGTAGGAAGGATACGCCAGAGCAGATGTCAAAGTTATCAAACACCCATGCTCCTACCTTCAGCCACTCCTCATCACGAACTGTAATAGTTACGGATGGCTTGTGTTCACACCACTCAAGGGCGTATGTTTTCCACAACTCCAGCTGCTCAATCGCAGACATGTCGTTGCGTGTCACGGCGTTGTCGGGCGACCTAGTGGGGAAGCTGAACACTGTAGTGCTGTCTGGCTTCATTACACAAGGCTCCGCTGGGATGCCTGCGTCCTGCATGAACTGCGTCAGCGGGTCTTTGTTATCGCCCCGTACAGTGCGGATATAATATTCGCTATGACGAGCATGAATGCCAGAGGCAGAATCAACAAGCTGTGAGACAGTACCCGAAGGCTTGACGCAAGTGATGGCCGCAGATGCAGCAACTCCAAGCTGCTGTGCAACCTCGTTGTTTGTCTGTACAGCAACGTCACGAAGCTTGTTAAGGGTTTTTGCAGATGGTTTACTAGTGATTTCATTGTCCATAATACCTGTCAGGCTTACACCCAACAGCCTTTCTTCTTCAGTGTTACGCCTCCACACAGGCCGCAGATACGGCATGTTGGTATACGTAGATTGAATTGTACCCAGGATTGTAGCAAGCTTTACCTTGCGTGTCAAGGTTTTTTCTGTGTCAGTAGGACGCACGACAACCTCTGTCAGGTTGCAGAACTGATAAGGCCGCAGGATAATCTCACTGCATGGGTTTGTACCCCACTCCTTGCCAATCTCACGGCGACCATTGCGCTCAACGTGTTTGTCTGCTGCCTCACGGCTGAAGATGCCACGCTCACCAGACTTAGACTCAACCAGTGCTGTCCACTCACGCATGAATGTTTCCATGTCGGGCTTGTCGGTATAGGCAACAGAGTTGTTAGCCAACGCACGTTGACCCTCGTTTTCCCACCATTGACCAGACTTGGCGTGGCGCATACGGTCATCTGACAGGTTGGACAGGCTAATCATTGCACTGCGTCGAACCCCGCCGACCACAACTACCTCACCAATCTTACACATGATGTCGTGACACTCAACGCTGTTAAGCTTACGGCCTGCTGCGCCTTTGAATTTGGCTACAGTAAAGTTGAACAGGTCATTCAAGGGGTCTGGACCAGAGGCACGACCACCAAAAGTCTTGAGCCGTGCGCCAGCTGGACGAATCTTAGACAAGTCCCATGTCGGAATGTCTCCTGTGTACAGCAAAGAGATAAGCTTACGTAATCCTTTTGCCCAGCCCTCTTTGCTATCCTGCACCACAATAATATCCTCACCGCTAGTCAGTTCTTCTGGAACTGTTGGCAGCTTCTGGATTGCTTGACGCTCAACAGAGAAGCCTACTCCTGTACCACACAGAAGGATAAACATAGCCTCGTCAAAGGCACGGGGGTGGTCAACGGGTAGGTAGCTGCAGTTGTAGACGCAAGTGTTGTCACGCTCTGCTGCAGGACCAGCTGTCATTAAGGCACGCATTGAAGGCATAACCTCTAGGCTAAGTATAGCTTCCTCAATCTCGTCTATTGTTTTGATGTCAATGTCCGAAGGACGTACAATATAGTCAATGAATCGACCTACTGTTTCAGGCCATGTTTCCCGTCTGCCTTCGTCTTCTAGCCAACGAGCATATCGTGAGGTGGCGATAAATGTTTGATAGTCTGTGGGTAGGTGATTAGTCATAGTCATATTGCTTGTCATCGGTGTGTAGCTCCTGTCCTGTTAATGCTTTCCAGCTGTGTTTAAAATCAAATCGTGCGCATTCCTGACTAATCATATCAGCAATTGCACGTGTCTCCTTCTGTGCCGTATCGTGCAGCCGTTGATTGACCACACGGGAAAAGGCATACAAAGAACCAGACCAATACCATTCTGTGTACATGTTCTGCGGTAACACCATACGTGCAAGCTCTGGTGCTACATCCTCTTTCAGCATGTTGTCGTATGTTTCCAATGCCTCTTGCATGAAGGGGCGTATGTCATACGGTATCTTCTTGTCTGCACTGCCCTGCTTTACATTGTCTGCACGCTTCCGCCACATCTTAGGTGTGTAGAATTTAGGTTCATAGTCCACATAGCGGCGGCTGACTTCATTCCAAGCCAGTCCCACTTGGTGTTTGACTAGCTGTCGTGCTACAAAGAGGGGTGCTTCAATACGAAACTGCAAGAAGCAATGTGAGAAGGGCGACCAGTGGGCGTGTTCAGCTAAGTAGCTGATAAGCTTTTGGTCTTTCTCTGAAAGGTCTAGGTGATTTCCTACCTTGACCCGCTCTGATTCCTTGTTAAAGGAAACACGGGCAGCGTTTACCACGGTGAGGTCGCTGCCCATAAAATCAATCAATGATACTTTCATTAGTCGAAGACTCCAATTATACTACAGTTGTTCATGGGAAGCAATAAGCCTGTCGAGATACCACTGACATTTTTTTAAGTCTTCCACAGGCTTGCCTTTGTATTGGTATCGCCATAGATATTTCATGCAGTTGCCCTTGAGGTAGCCACGATATTCTTCGGGTGACATGCTTGCCTCAATGGCTTGGATAGCCTCCACACCCTTGCGGTTGTAATGTGCTGGGCTGTTTACTGGGTCATCGCTTGGTGTCTGGGTGTATCCAAACTTAGTGTCCAAGGATTGCGTTAATTCGTTTTCTGACATATTCAATTTCTCCTGTATGCAACACCTTATAGGCGAAGTCTCTCATGTAGTTCGGGTCAACACCCGCATTAGTACAGACCTCTTCAAAGTCTGCTGCGGTAGTTCCTATTGAAGCAAAGAACCACGCTGTCGCCCTGTCCCTTTCGATGCGTGCCTCTGAAGGCTCACCCTTATAGGGTTTCTTTGTCGCATCTAGCAACGCCTGAAGGAGGACACATAGAAACAGTGTCTGTTCAGGTGATGAAGAGTCTGGTCTAAACTCGTCCAGATGAATTGTTATTTTACTACTGGACATCTTATTTGTCAAGCCATTCTTTTGGAATGCCTTCGTTTAATTTACAGAACTGGTAGCCGTATTTCGTACACCAGTCTGCATAGGTCATCTTGCCGCCCTTGTATAGCTTGCGGTAGGGGTTGTCAAAGACAAAGCGAATATCAACATCGGGATACTGACTCTTAATGAACAGGTGTTTCTTCCTATCCTCTGCCATGAAGCGTCCCTTAACTTCTAACACAACCCCATTGGGTAGGAAAAAGTCTGGTGTATACTTCTTGTCCTCACGCCACTCATACGGTAACGTGTCACGCTCATACTCGAAAGCTATCTTTAGTTTGTGAAGCTGCTGTGCTGCCTCGTATTCTGAATTGGATTTGTATTCGTGATTATATTTTTTTCTTTTCATAACTCCAGTTCTTCGACTTGAGGTGTCTTTGCTACCTGCGTTAGATACCTTACGCCGTTAGAATATTTGAATGCACGAAGGCCAGCACCACCATTGGCATCAGCCCAGCATTTCTTTTTATAAGGACAGAACACACAGCCAATCGCCAGCTTGCGGTTGCCTGACTCCCCATCTTTTGCGTCACTATAACAACGGGCTGGAACTTGTTCGCCCTCGATTACATTCTTGAGATGCCTTACCCTGGCGGGGGCATCAATCATCTCCATGTCGTGGACGGGCAAGATACAAAGCTCACTGCTGTTCTTGTCAATAGCAAAGAAGGCGGCTTCCTTGCGGTTGTTCTTTGTGGCATAGGCACTAATCTGTGCGATGTATCCAAATGGGTCATCGTCTGACAGCCTGCCTTCCTTAAACTTCTTGAATGCGAATGACGATGCCGACTTGATGTCAACCAATACGTCATCAATCACACAGTCCTGATGTCCAAGCACACCCTCAACCTCTACGGTATCCTGCGCCTCTTCTACCTTGTGGCCTGATGCTTTAGTGAGACAAATCAGGAGAGCCTCAAGGACATGACCCATTAAGAACTTAATCTTGGTCTGCCCGTTGATGGACTCTCCCTCTTCGCCTTGTACTCCGTACCAAATCTGACGGTCTGGTTTGCCGATTGAAGACAGACGTAGGTGTGATGCACCTTCACGCTGACCTTCACGGAGTATGCTTTCGACAGCCTCTCGCACAAGACTGCCGACCTCATCAAGGGCTTCCTTAACATGAGCCTGTTCAACATCAGCACCTTGCTCAAGCATAGTGTAAATGTCAGGAATAAGTGTGTCTAATGTTTTGGTCATATGTTAATCCTTGTATTCGCTGGCTGCTACAGCCGTTTGAAGTTGCTCAATCATCTCCTCAAATGAGGAACACAGTCGCTTGGTGGTGTGGTAGTCTCCTGCTTCTGTCTGACCAGAATACTCCACGATGTAACCATTCTCTGCAAAGTTAATGGTAACGTAGTTAACGTCTTTCGCAATTACTTTCATGTCATTCCTTTCGTTGGCGAACACGGCAGGACTTGAACCTGCAACCTGCAGATTAGAAGTCTGCTGCTCTATCCAGTTGAGCTACGTGTCCTAGCTCTTACGCCTTACCCTCTTGCGAAGGCGTTCTGCTTTGTGTGCAATGTATTCTTCTTCATCTGCGAAGAAGTTGTGAAGTGCTTTAAGTAGCCGCAATTGAAAGGCTTTTAGATACTTGCCCCGTGGGAAAGCCCACCCGACAAAGAAGCCTGCGACTGAGAAGTAAAACAACACCAGCTGCATTGGTAAATCTGTCATCATGTTAATCTCCTGTATAAGTGATAGCGTTCCCACCCTCGCAGCTATCTCCAGCGACCAAATGTTGATGCCGCTCCCGTGCTTATCAACTACCTAGAAAGGAACTTCGTCATTCAATCCTTCATTAGCTGACGGTGCTTGTGTGGCAGTGAAGCCCTCTTCGACATCGAAGTCTTCTCCTGCTTTATACTCAACCAAGTCAACGACTTGAACTTTCTTGAGCAATGGCGAGACACCTGACTTGCCATTCATTTCCCACGCAAACGGCGTGTACATTACATTCACAGTGCTGCCGTTACCGATAAGTCCTGTGAAGGGTTGCTTCTGCGTGTCCACTACTGACGGTGCTTCGTTCTGTGAACCATCACGGCGTGCTACCTTCTGGCGAATGTGGACAAAATCACCACGCTCGTCATCTTTGTTCTTGATGGTAACACCATCTGCCTCAAACGCTGCACGGTTGTTGTCATCTACAAGGATGTCAATGCCCCATTCAGGTTCGTAAGTTGTATTCGGTTGTTGTACTGATGCCCAATAGGCTTTACCTTTTACTACGGTCATTTCGTTTTACCTTTCGTTTTGGTTGTCATGTCGTGACAGTATTGCCAACGACCACTATATAGTGCCACATCTGGAATCAAATGTCAACACTTTTTTTCT